ATAATCATTACACTATACATAACGCACACAAAGCCGTCCTACATGGACTATAGCCTGCGCTATGAGGTTGACGGTGGTAAACAACACCGAATAAACCATACTTAAACTTAAAAATCGGGAATTTTGATAAAAACAGAAAATTATAAAAACTGTACACTTAGAGGGGTACTCCACCTCGCACACACTTTCAGGAGTGTGAATTCCCCTTAGCTATCACCTGCTAAGGTAGGTTTGTTTTGTTGTTCTAAGACCAATCGAAAAGAACAGGGGGTGCACCCAGAAAGAAGTGGAAATGGAAGTCATCAGCAACAGCTCGCGCCAACAAATAATCATTCCAAGTTCCCACAGCTCCATGAAGCAAAATATTCCCCAGAGACTGACTCATGTCGTTAGGGACGCCTCCAACAGTCAAGCCACCCGGCCACATCATACTCAACTTAGTACGCGCATAGTACGGCACACGCCAATTAGAGTAACCGACACCGGCATCAGTAATTGCCAAACCAACTCCCGCTGGAGCAAGGTTCTGCGTGACAGTGCTGGAATAATTGTTATGCCAGTTCTTAACCACACTAGAAAAAGGCCCCGTAGTCAAAGAGTTATAATTATTGTTCAACGCATTGATCTCCACAGTTCCCCCCAAGTCTTCGCCAGGTAGTAAAATGGCATAGATTGGGTTATTGGTGACCAACTCAGGACCAGTAGCAATGGTCTCCGACTGCGTGACAGCAATTTTCATGTCACCACGATAGTACGCATACATGGGTGCAACAAAGTTGTACATGTCGCCCCCACCAAGACCAGCGTTACTAAGCAAACCAGTTGTATGGTCCTGACCCACGGCATTACTCGACCATGGCCAAATCATCACGTTTGGAATAGTGGCACTCGTAGCAACATTACTGTTCGAATACCACAAATTATACCGACCAATCAACTGCTTGAGATCAGTGAACACCTCACCCATCGACTGTTCAGCAGCTATCATAGAAAAAGGCTGCTCAGAACCACCACCAACGGGCTCACAAATGATCTCCTCCACAGCGGACGTTGTACTGTCCATTTCCGTGGTGAACACTTGCTCAGTAAAATGACCACCCAATGCAGTTCCATTAGGCAGCGCAAACTCAAGATCAGGCCCACCAGACCAATAAGTCAAGATCTGGATCTTGCTAGAGGCCGTGTCAGGACGACGCAATGTGTTGAGCACCAAAATATCAAGTGAACCATAGTAATCATCCACATTGATGTAATTGTACTCCAACATCCAAGGCAAATTTAGGCAAACCTCATTACCGTCACGAAGATCAACTATTTCCTTCAAAGAAAATAGTGAATTTGTCAACGTGGCAGCGGTGCCAATATTGTGCCCAGGCGTCCACACGATCAATAATCGACCAGTGTGAAAGTCCGTCTTTGGAAACTTCAGCCTCAGCTGCAACGACCCACGATACTGCTTGAACTTGCTTGCCAAGAAGAAAAATGGCGGCCCGGAATAAGACACGGACTGATGCGTGTTCCTCGTGATCAAATTGATCGCACTAGGAGCGTAGGGCGCAGATGTAGTATTGCGCGGACACACCAACAATGAAGCCAAAGATTGACCCACAGCGTCAGTATCCGCCCAAAACAGCTGATTCCCACCATCTGCATTAGTGACAGTCTCGACACTCTTCAAGAAGGACCAAGACATCTCATCCACAGAACGAATAGAAGCTCCATCACTAGGGGTCACACCATGGTTCGTCTTCAAACTCACTGGTATGGCACTGTCAACACCATCACTAGTAGCGAGGTAGCGATTGTATTGCTTCACCATCACACTAGGCGCAGGATTAAGGTCAGGCTTCTCCCAACCAAAAGCAGAGGCAACACCAGCCCCGACATCAGAAACCCATGCAGCAGGACCAGCAACAGGAGCAAACGATGGTATGGAAGCCAACGCATTGGCGGCCATCGAAACACTCCGCAAACCAGAACTCACAGCGTCAACACCTATGGAACTTGCCTCCTCGGCAGTGACATTACGACCAAAGGACTTAACGGGAGCCCGACCACGACCACCACCACTAGACTGAGTGATAGTAGGCATGGCCAGCTCAAAATCTTCAAACCAAGCCCAAATTGACACAGGCACTGTATTATCTGTACCAGTCCCAACCAACAGAGGACTAAGTGTGCACACATCAAAGGTGCCCCATCCATATTGAGGGTATTTAGTATCACTCTTTATGGAGTACCAACTCGTCGGCGCTATGTAGGGAATCTTCATCACACTACCACTGTCCCGCAAATCCAACTCCACACTAGGCAACTGATATCGACACACCAAGTTTCCATTGTGCAGCGCAGCATATGTGGCATTCACAGCCTGATTAGCCTGAGGCAACCACACGCTTAACAACTTCCCACACTGGAAAGGGTTCGCATTAGTCAAAACCTTGAAGCATGCAGTCCCCCTAACAAGCCCATAACCATGTATCTTCTCAGCCCACTCAGGCACAGAAGCTAGCAAACTTTCTATTATAACATGGTACAGGTTCGCATTTGGCAAATCCGTAGTCTGCATGATGGTATTCAGCACATTCTTTGGTCTCCTCATGAAACTCTCAACTGTCTCTTCAACACGAGGTATAGGCATCATCAATCTTCGACGTAAACGATTCACCGACAACTTCTCCATTATCAGCGAACGTAGTAACAACAACACTAGAGCTATTTTGGCTGCTCTCGCCTTCCGCACTTGTAGACATATTTATGTACATAGTAGTGTATACACTAAGGGCTACCATCTATTTAATCACCTTAGGTACTAGTCAGAGTATGTCCTACTCCAACATTTATTTTTCTTGGCTCTGGTAATCACACCAGTGGCATAAGGGCACGCACGATCTCACTAGACCGGCCCAAGCCATAATTTAAAGAGCTGCCCAGCTCCGGACGCAGTTTAAAGGACCTGCCCGGGTCCGACTGTACCACTCTATGAGTGGTACGCTTCGAGGCACATAGCCGCCCCAATAGCCATCTCCCAGCTATCTTCAGACGGGCACACATCAGCCTCGAGCATGTGTGTCTTCACACTACACCACCATGAGACAAACTCAGCCCTACCATGCAAGGCAGACTCAAGAACAGCCTTCCTACAGGTTTGCTTAAAGTCATCATCAGTGGATCTCAAACGACGGTACTGACACATATCATTGATCACATTCATCTCCAAGGGTGCAACCCAACGGCCACGACTCTTCTCATAACGAAAACCACGCTTGAGAAAAGACACCTCGTCTAAAGAACGCAACTGGTGAACACGGTTAGTTTTACTCTCATCGGTGTACTTCAAACCAATGGCAGCCATAGCAGCAGTCAACTTTTCCTGTGAAACATACTTCGCCAACTCCGCAGATATCCCAATCAAATTGTCATCACCAAACGCGATGATGTACATATTTGCCTCAATAAATGGCAAAGGACTGGGAACACCTGGCCCATAACTCCGAGCCCCACCAATCAACACACAATCAGCTATCGCATATCGAACGACACAGTTGTTAACTATTATGTTGCCAACTGTGGTGAGGAAATGTCCACTAGGCATACCGCCTCTCCAACCATAAACCACGGTAATAAAGAAAGTTCGCTTGCCATCAATAGTCACACACTTATACTTATCTGGACCAAGTGGCTTAAATGGGGGAGCTTCAACGCTATACACCTCATCCAAACCAGCCTCGTCGATGACAATAAACTCACCGATCGGAACATCATCAGGGACACAGACTCTTGGAAGCGTTTCAGTCGCAACCGTAGTTATGTGCTTAGAATCAAAAAGATCCAAAAACAACATTTCCCTCACAATGTTATCCTCTTCCGGGGCATCGTGATAAAAATCTCGAATCAACTTACAAATCGAACGCATCATTGACACTGTGATACTGGCATCCCAACCACTGTAATCACCAGCAATCACTCCAGCATACTTGCCAAGCGTCTTTGCAAGGACATCCCACTCTTCTCCAAATGGGTTGATTCCGAGGGCGGAGCCATTCCTCAATCTGTTATTCATAAAATAAACAACAAAAGCTCCTAAGTAACGACGACAAATCACAAAGTTGTCCATCGGTGAAGCATTGATCTGTCTAGATTTCCACATATCAACCTTCTCGTTGGGCAAGGTCTCAACCTTGGTACAATCCTTATAAACAACTGTGTTACGAATCTTCTTCTTCATCATAGCAACCTGTTGTTCACATCGAACTATAAACTCCAACGCCTTAGACTTGGTCAAATCATACCCATCAACACCACCAAAGTAGTACTTCTTACCATCAGTGCGTGGTGGAAGATCATGCATATAACCAGCAGACGTGCCAAGTGGAATACCCTTCCACACTCCGGCCTTGCCCGCAATGGCTTCATCCCAAGGCACCAAACCATTACCATAGTGACCCGCTCCCGAATTACTACGAACCTGATTGGCGTAAGAGGAAACACAATCTTCAAATAGATACAGGCTCATGGGCTCCTTGTTGCGATTAATTTTCTGTCTCGACTTATACAAGATATCCCGATACTGACCATCTTCAACTCTACCTGTAACCTGTGCTGGTTTCTGCGTTGGTTCGGCCCACTTACCATACAACTCACTCTTAACAATATCATTCTTGGAGCGATTGTACATGGGCTCAACCACGGCAATGGGTACAAACTGGTCACCAAGACCTGGAATGACGTCAACCACCCTACCTTGAGTGAAAGTCTTCTCATCATCATAGACAATGGAATCAGGATGTGATAAATGCTCAAGAGCATCTTCCACCATCTCCTTCGAAATCTTCACCACAATGGCAGTTGTCCCATCACCGGAACTGTGAACACCCAAAATCATAGGTTCAGTTCGAGCAGTGTCTGTCAACCAGTAGTTATTACCACACATGCCAGCAGCAGTTCCACCAGTCAGGCGAGTCTTGTACACACCATTGGACAAATATTCCACTCCCTCAGGGTTGAGAGAAATGTGCACATCGTTATACGTCATGTACGCAGGTTTGTTCATATACTGCCCATTCTCTGGAATGTAGTGATAACAAGTTGCACTCACAGATTGCGTGTACAAAGGATCATAGGAACTGAGAAAGCGTCCAACAATCCTTGACCTTGGCTGAATGGTGGGATGACGGAAAAAGACCACGTCCCTTTCCTCCTTCGTCTCAACAAAGTTACACCCATCAGTGCCCCACAGGTCAGTAAAACTCGTGCACACAGTGTGGTTAGTACCATCAGTCGCTCGAAGGCGAACATGCAAGTCCTTCTTTGGCTCAACGCCATTCTCAGGGTCACCTGCCCACTCATTGAACATCCAATCAAGAATATGACGATTCATGTAACCAACTTGACCACCAACAAAAGTGACTTTACCAACGTTCTGCATATAAGCCATTCCTGGTTTAAAAGGTCCTGCAGTGCAAAACTCCAGTCTGTAACAACAGCTGGAAGAAGCACTATACATATTCTTGATCATTGCTTCACCAACGGTGTACGCTTCAGTCTCAGTAGCAACAGGCTTAGAACCAATCTTACGAACACCAGCTTTTCGCTGGTTAGCCCTCTTAGCAGTCTTGGTCTTGGTCTTGCCACTCTCAACAATCATAAGTGGTCGAACACAAACCATGTTGGCAACAATTGCAACGATACCCGCAACAATGGCTAAACCACCAACGACGACAGCTGCTTTTTGAAAACCAGAAGCTTCATGCCACCACAACGACACTGCATTACCAAAACCACCGGCAAGACCAGTTAAGTACTTAGAGTATTGCTCATGGACATAGTCATACATAAAAACACCCTTAGGGATAGGAGAATTCTGATCCTCACACCAATCTTCAAACTCATCAGTGTTAAAATTATACATGGTGCAGATTCTTAATTGCTCCTCCCAGCTCAACTGGCTAATGGAACGATTGCCCTTTTCCATGAAATCCTCAGCCTTATGGTGCACCCTAGTATAATCTGGGTCCACACCATCTGCGGCATCACGGAGGCGTCCAGCAATGACCTTATTGACCATCGGCTCAACGTGAGGGAAGATATAATCGGAAAAAAAACCTTCAGTCTTAAACTCCCCTTTCTTTTCTTCCTTCTTCTCACCTAAGCCCAGGTTCTTAAAGGCCTCCAACTTAGCAGCCTCAGTACGCTTGAGAACCTCAATGGCGTCCATCTTTTCACCGTTGAACTCAATGATGTCCTTTGGATCAATGCGCTTCATACGCTCAGCAAGGGGTCGATTAGCCTCAGCCTTCTTAACATCAACACCATAAGATTTAACGGCCTTATCTCCAAAAGCCATAATCTTCTTGTAGCGCTTAGCACTTTCCTCAACAAACTCCTCGAAGCTCATAAAGTCAGATACGTGGTTACCAGTCTTAAGGTCAATCTCCACAAACTCCATGAAATCCATATTCAGGGTCTCATCATCAGTGTCACCAACCTTACTCTTATCGAGCTTTCGGTTCCAACTGGAGCTAGCTTGCTTCTTCTTCTGGCCAGGTAAAACGATCTTGGACGCATAAGGGTCAGGCAAAGCATACTCCTCCTTCACACATTGATGCACAGCAAAATCGAAACGCTCGATATAGGCCGTTGGATAATACAGCGATTTAACGCAATCCACACGATCCCTATTGCTAGTAGCAATAACAATGGAAGAACTGAAGTTAGTCTTTCCCTTTTTAGGCAAATCAGCCATATCTAAAGGGTAATCAAAGATGTTAACCATGCGAATTATGGCCATAAAGCCATCATTCGTCGCACCCTCTACCTCACGCATCAGACCAGCCTCATCAACAACAGTGATAGCTTGACCATGATAGGAATCCCAAAATTCCTTCTCATAAGCATACACGTAAACAGCATCAGAGGGTTTGACTCGATAAACTTCCCACTCCTGTTCGCCAGCAACACGTGACCACAACTCACTAATGTAACGCCTCAACATGGTACTCTTACCAACACCACTGCGTCCACTAATCCAAACAGCAAAGGGCCTCTTACGAACCCCACTATTCAAATTCTCTGTGGAAAGACAATTCAACAAAGGGACAAGCTTAGATTTCAAAAACACGATATCACGCTTATACCCATTTATCTCTGGGTCTGTTGTGTTAGGGAAAAACCGATACAGATCATCAAGTTCACGATCTAGAGAGAAAGCAATCTGACCATTGGCATAATTAAAGTCTGGCTTCAGACGCATCTGAGCAACAAACTCGTCAACACGAACTTGGAGTGCTTTAAACTGTGGGAATCGATCTTGAAAGATTGGAAATCCTTCAATGGCTAACTCACCACCAGACCACTTAGCAACAGTCTTAAAAGCATTCATCACCCAATCAATCATGTTAACAATTCCATTCTTGGCACCAGTCAAAGGTCCGAGAGCTCGGAAGAACTTTTCAGCATCCCCCTCTACAAAACTCTTATGACCAGAATAGCAAAGCATTCCACCACAAACAGCAGTACCAATTAAATCAACAACCTCCTTCTTGAGAGTGTGAGCATCACCAGCTTCAGTTCTAAAAACAGTGCCTTGAGTTAGACCATCAAGATCATGGAAAGCTCCTTCAAAAGCACCCTTAGCCACATTGACCAAATCAGTGATATACTTACTGAGTTTTGAATCCAAGACATAAATCATAACGCCCACTTCAACCATCAAAAGAATGGCCTTAGTAAATTGACTCTTCACACCATGCAAAGTCCATGCGGCACAAACAGCAGCTAAAACAAGTAAAGCTAAATGCTTGTTACTCAAGATAAAATCCTTGAACTGCCGACCAAGTGCACCAACATCTGGAAGAAAATCCAAAAGAGCAGAAAAG